CTCTCCATGTACTGATCGAAGAGGTACGGGTTGCCCTTGTTCTTGATCACGACCTTCACGATCTTGTCTTTGAATCGAGTGAAGTCGATAGAGTCGACGTCTACGCCGGCAGAGTCGTCGTAGAACGCCTTCTCGAAGATCTTAATCGGGCTGTCCACGAACTCAAGCTCTCCGGTACTCGTGTCGAAGATCGCGAAGCCGCGCGGATCGTCGTAGTCCGACCACGTGTACTCCATCGCCGCGCCGAGGTACTGGACGTTGCCGTCGCGCGAGCGATGGTGGTAGTGTCCCGAGCAGACGAGGTCGAACTTGTCGAACGCCGACCTGTCCATGCCCCCGTGCGACGGCAGGCCCTTGTACATCTGAAAGCCGCCGAGCTCGAGGTGGCCGAAGCAGTAGAGGGCGTCGGTCTTCCTTATCATCTCGAAGGTGTGCTCTCTGTTCTCGTCGCATATCCACGGCACGAACAGGATCTTGCACCCGTCGTACTCCCGCTCAGTGGCTATCTCGAACGAGTTTAGACCGCCGGGAGACACGATGTTGAACGAGTTGATGATGTTCGTGTTCTTCAAGTACGTGTCGTGGTTACCGAGGATGAAGTCGGCGTATAGACCGCGGGCATGAATCTCGTCGAAGAAGAACTTCCTCACGGAGTGAGCCGTGTAGATGTTCACGTACTTGCGCCGGTCCATGATGTCGCCGAGGTGGACGATCTGCTTGATCTCCCGCCTCTCCAGCTCAGGGAAGAAGAACTGAGTGTAGTACCGCCGAAAGTACTCGAGGAACTTGACGTTGTCTCCCCTCACGCCCCAGTGCGTGTCAGTGATGAGAGCTAGCTTCAAGCCCGCTTCCTCGACTTGATCGGAGTCGAGGAGACTCTCATCAGCGCCGTGTTGCACGCGTCTCGAATCGTCTTTACCTGGAGCTCATACGCCTGGCGCTCGTTAGGGCTAGTCGCATTTATCATCTTGGCGAGCAGGTCTCTGATTATGTCTGGTACTAGGTAGTTGTTCATGTAAAGTTCTCCACACCCTTCTTCTTTGCTTTCTTCTTCCTCTTCTTGCTGGCCTCCGACTTCTCCTCGAAGTCGCGGATGACGTCGTCAGACTTCTGGTCGGAAGAACCAGAGATCCCGAACTCGGACATGAGGTCGTCGACGACGAAGCTGTTCTGCATGTTCTTGTGCTTGATGTACGTCTGCTTCTTCTCGCGCTGAATCCGTCGAATAAACGCGTTCCACGCTATCATGGTGAAGTAGGCGAACGGGTTGTCGGACTTGCGCGGGTCGAAGTTGTCGACCGCGACTATGCAGTTCTCGATACCGTCCGACACCATCTCGTCACGCCACGTGTAGCCGGAGAACTGCGGCTTGAGCGAGAGCTTGTTGCAGATGAGGTAGAGGCACTCGCCGATGTACTCGGGGACGCGAGGCGGCTCGGTCTTCTCGCGCCTCGCGCGCCTCACCCCCTTTATGTACTCCCTCATGGTCTCGTACATCTGCTTGTTGTTTACGTAGTGGACTGTCTTTCTCGGCTTCATTCTATGCTCACTCGATATATCTTATATGGAAACTTCTCCTCGGCGTATATCTTGATCCTCTCGAGGAAGTGTAGGAGAGTGTAGTTCTTGCGCTTCTTCCACACGAGGTCGTCGGCGACGTCGTAGAGAGTCGCGGCCGTCTTCGTCTCCGACCGCCTCAGGCCTCTACCTATAGACTGCAGGTTGCGGATCCTGGACTTAGAGGGAGAGGCGAATATGACGGACGAGAGGTTCTTGATGTTTACGCCTGTGGAGAACACGCCGTACGACGCGACTATTATCGCGTTCGTCTCTCGCTCGACGATGGCGCGGATCTCCTCGCGCTCCTCGCCGTCGACTCCTCCGTGGACGAAGAAAACGCGCCGACTCTCTCCCGCGGCGCGAACCAACTCGTCGTTTAGTATTTTACCATGTTTCTCGACATATTGGAACAGCAAAAGTGTGTTCCCGTCGAGCGAGAGCGCGAGGTTTCTCAGGAACTTGTTTCTCTTCTCGCTCCTCACCAGGAAGTCGATCTCGTCTTGGTATGAGGCCTTGGCGAGCTGCTTCTTCACCTCGTCCGCGTAGGTCAGTACTATCGACTTCACTCGAAAGTCGGCGAGGTGCTTCTGCTCGATGAGCTCGGCGGTGGTCGTCACTCTCTTCA